TTCAGAAAAAGAAGCAGTTCCACTTGATAATTGATATCTTGTGAAAATTAGTTTTCCTGAATTTTCGTTAAACACTACATTTATAGGTATACCTTTTTCGTCAAAAAGATTCTTCAATGTTTTCACCATATTAGTGATATTATAGTTTCCTTCAGGTACTGTAATTGTACTCCCGCTAGCGTCGTTGTCATTTGCTAATACTCTTTCATATAAAGTAGTCATATCGCCACTAACGTCAATTGTCGGTGTGACGGTTTTCCAAAGTACTCGAAATGTATTATTGTATTTATTTATAGACTTCCATACATTTGGAATTTCTAATGACGCCAATTTCATACTGACAACATTTTTTATTGGTTCTTTGAGTTCATACCTAAAATCGGTAGATATTGTGTTGTCGTATTGTTTGCGAAATTTAGTATCAATATTTATTAATTGAGTTATATATTTGGTATTTATTTGTTGAGGTGCCAACATTGTTTGGTGTACTACATTACTGTGTATTTTTTGTTTATCGAAATAATGCTGAATTAATTTATCCTTGACTTGATTGAAAAAAACGATGATATTTATATGTTGTTTAGGAGTGAGTTCAGTTGTATCGTTACGAACAATAGATATAGCTTCTTCGCACTTAATTTGTATATCAATATGATTGTATTTAAGTGCTGGAAGAGCTAATATATTTTCTAACTCACGGATAGTATAATTGTCTATATTTAGATCCATTTGATATATACAAATATGAATTTAATAAAAATCAAACCCTTGTTATACTACAAATCATAAATACCTTTTGATTTGTACGTGGAAATATCTTTAAAATTGTGTACTTGTTTCGGTTTATCTTTAATCATTTTTGGCTTATTATCTATTATTTTGTTACCGAAACCGTCTATTTTTATACCATATTTATCTTTAATAATATCTCTTTGATAGCTTGGTATATAATGTTGCCATGAGATAAACAACATATTAGGATGGGTATATTTAGTAATGAAACCATTGCTTTTTAGTTTATCAATTATATACAACGTACAATGTTTCACGTCATATCTAGGTACACCAATAACGAATTCTGGAATTACATAAAAAATATAGGGTTCATCATATCTAAGTCTAGACGTTAGTTTGATTTTTTTGTGGATTCGATTTAGAATTTTTTGGTATATTTGCAACCGTAATACGTCAATTTCACGTCGCCTATCGTATAATTGTTCTAAGTTTATTTTTTCTATATCGTCTTCGTTTGAGTCAAAGAGAATATTCATTTTTGATGATGGAAAAGAATTTTTTTAAATATTTAAAACTTAATCATGTTTGAATGAAAATGATAGAACATATTGTATTTTCAGGTGGAGCATTATCTGGTATATATGAATATGGGGCTTTAGTCTATTTGTACGAACAAGGTTTTTGGAATCGTGAAAATATAAAGAGTCTATATGGAACTTCTATTGGTGCCATTTTATCTGTATTCATTTGTTTAGACGAAGATTTTGAATCCATAACTCATTATTTAGTTCACAGACCTTGGTTGAAAGCATTAAATATTTCAACAGAAAGTATTATTGGATTATACGAATCAAAAGGATTATTTGACGTTGAAATGCTTCATACATTGTTAGATTATTGGTTTGAACACAAAAAATGGTCGAAAAAAATGACTTTAAAGCAATTATATGACGCAACGAAAATCCATTTATACATGTATACGGTGAAAGTAAATACATTAGAGATTGTGGAATTGTCTCATGATACCCATCCAGATATGGAAATATTTTTAGCACTTTCAATGACTTCAAGTATACCTGTATGTTTCAAACCCGTCTGGTATAAAAATGAATATTACATTGACGGGGGACTTAAATGTAATTATCCGATTCAATATTGTATAGAACGCGTACAAAATATTGAATCGATTTTAGGATTTCATGTATTCATTGATAAAAATGCGTATGTATTTACAGAAAACATGAATATAGTGAAATATTTATTAGAATTTATTAGAAACTGCATGCACGAAATTTCTATAAACCAAAATAACGAAAATCGAATTAGATATCAAGTTCAGATACCGTGTATATTGTATCAAGAATATTCATTTGAAGTACTCCAGAATTTTAAAATACGTGAGAATTTGATTGAAAAAGGAAAACAACACGGTAAAACATATTTGAAATCATTCAAGCAATCACAGTGTGAATGAATTCGTCCAGTGTTTCCATGGTTGGTTTTGCGTCAAATTCAACAATTTCATCTTTGTTTTTCACCAATTTTATTGTAGGATAACCAGTGATATTGTATTTATCAGCAGTGTCTTCATCTTGTTCACAATCTATTTCTTTGAAAATGATGGTATATTTATTTATGGTAACATTGTTAAATTTCTCCTTGAATTGGTTCCATACATTCATCACCGAATTTGAATGAGGACACCAATCAGTATAAAAGAGAATTACTTCAGCATATTCTGTTTCTGGGAGTTCTTCTGTTTTAGGTAAAAATTCTTTGTTTGAAATATACGAAGGGTTTAGTCTAGGTTTTACGTATGATGTATAAATATAGTACGAAATAGAAACAAATAAAGTTAATAAAAGTAACACAAGAAAAGACTTTCCGTTATTTTTTATGTTCTGAATAAAAGATGACAACATATTATCAGATAAATTTTAAATAGAAAATATGATAATTAGAGAAACGCATAGAATATCCCAAATTTCACAGGAACTAAAACTATTTAGAAAAAATTGTAGACTTTATACACACATGTTTATTTTAAATACTAAACAACAAATTATAGAGGTAGATAAATGTGTATTCCATAATTCTCAATTTTATTATTGTTTCTTATGGAAACAACGATATGATATAGTATTTACAACTCCAAAACAAATAATACATTGCGAAATAAATAATATATGAATAAAATTTATAATGCATAAAACAAAGAAAAAAACGAATAAGCAGAAATCAAAATTTACAAGAAAGAACTATAACAGTGGAGAAGGTATGTTAACAAGTGTATGGGGTCCAAGTTTGTGGCATTTTTTACATACAATTAGTTTTAACTATCCAGTGAATCCGACACGTGAAGATGTAGAGAATTATCGAAATTTTATGAAGTCCTTGAAATACATTCTACCATGTAAATATTGCAGAATCAATTATGTGCAAAATACAAAAGCAGTGCCTTTAAATTGTGAAGTATTCAAATCTCGTGCTGCGTTTTCGAAATATGTATATAAATTACATGAACACGTAAATTCTATGTTGGGAAAACAGTCAAATTTATCGTACACTCAAGTGCGAAATCGTTATGAACATTTTCGCTCACGTTGCAATGGAAAGTATTCGAATAAACAAAAAACAAAAAAGAAAGAAAGAGGTTGTGTAGACCCTCTTCACGGGAAAAAATCGAAATGTATTCTTCATATCGTATCAGACAAATCGAGAAAAAAATCGTTTAAAATAGATAGAAATATGAAATAGATTTTATCTATTTATTCAATTCACAGTGTTTACAATATGAAATCTTTTCCATGTTGTCAAATTTCGTTTCAAAATAATCTTCAACATATTCATGACGACACCATTTGTTGATATATTTATCTACTTGTTCTATTTCATTTTGATAAAACGTGGTTGTGTCATCATCATTTGTTTTACTTGAAATTCTAAGTAAATTTTTGTATTTAGTTAATAGAATGATACATTCTAAAAAGGAAGTGTATTCAATATAATTATTCATATAATTTATTGTACTTGTATTATATTATCACTTTAAGTTTTATATATATATACTTTTGATCCATTCCTTTGCTGTATCTTTTTTCAAAAGTTTTGCTATTTGCTCTTTCGTTATAGTATGTGGGAATTCGATTCGTTCACTTTCAATTCCACCGTATATTTTAGTACCTGGATTCATCATTCGAAATAAGTTTAATTTTGTATATATTGTTTCGATACAACGTTTCAGTGTTCGAACACCTTTCTCTTCGTTAGCATATTCATCAATTATATATTCAATCATCTTCGAGTTCAATTCAATCTCACTAGGAGAAAACCCAATGTTTCTTTCAATGTTTGGTATTAGATATTGTTCTGCGATAGTCTTTTTTTCTATAGATGAATATCCAACGGTTTTAATTTTGTACATACGATCGCGTAATATAGGATTTACCTTTGATTCGTCATTATAACTGAATATGAATAAACATTTGCTTAAATCAAAATCAATTCCACTGAAATATTTATCATGAAATTGGCTATTTTGCGTTGTATCTGTTAGATGAGTTAATATACCGATTATTTCTTCTCCTTTTGGTGTTTCACTGACTTTATCCAATTCGTCGAAATATATCACAGGATTCATACATTTGCTTTGTTTGAGTATTTCAACAATATGACCCCACGTGCTCCCTTCATATGTATACGAATGGCCCTCTAAAAATGCGCTATCTGTAGCACCACCAAGTGCGATAAATGCGAACGGGCGTTTCAATATCTTGCTGATTCCTTCTTTAACTAAAGTTGTTTTACCAGTTCCCATAGGTCCTTGTATTGCGATCGCAGAACCAACAGAACTAGGATTAGATATAAATTGAGCTAGCATTTGTAGAATTTGTATTTTTGCGTCATCTAGACCATATACAGCGTTATCTAATATTTGTTTTGATTGCAACATAAATTCGTTGCATTTATCAATGCCGTCTTCTAAATGGACATCCAAGTTTTTGTAAGTATTGAATGGAATATTCATAAAATTATCTACCCAATGTTTGATTTTGTAGTATTCACCAGAACAAGGATCCATATTTTTTAATGTATTTATTTTGCGTAAAGCAAGGTTTTTATACATATCTGGAATATTCGATTGTATCAACATGATTCTGTATGGGACTTCATTGTTTTGGGTGTTATTTAAACTTTCAATCTTTTGAAGGATATAATTTTGTTGTTCCAAAGATTGTTTTTTAAAATAAGATAAATCGTCTAAATTATTTTTATCTTTGATAGATTTTAAGAACTTTTTGCTATTTTTTTTACGTATACTTTTTTCTCTTTTTTTTTGTATCTTTGCGTCCTTCTTCTTTTGAGTGTTTAGTATATGTTCGTATTTATGAATTAGATTTTCATGCGATTTTTCATCTTCTTTTGTTCCTTTTTTTATTGCCTTCAAAAGTACAAGTAGCTCTTCCATATCGTTTGTGTCAATATTATAGTTTTCAAGCACATTTGTATCATTGTCGTTTTGTTGTTGTTGTTCTTCTTCTTCGTCTGTGTCTTCATCTTCTTCACTTTCATTATAATCGTTTTCTAGTATGTCTTTACCGTCAAATTTTAAAATTATGTTGAATGGCACATGTTGTTCTTCATTGTTTTCTTCTTCAATTTGACTCAGTTCAGTTTCCGAATCGTCAGTTTCATACTTACATTCTTGTTTTTCATTTGTGTATTTTTTTGTTTTATTTTTTTTAATAGGTGTTTGTGTTATTTCACCAGATTCAATTTTAGACTTTAAGTGCTGTGAAGGAAACATTTTATACAAAAATTTGCGATATTCTTGCATATCTAATTCTTCGTCGCATTCTTCGTCATTCGTAGTATAATTTGAATCGTCGCTATCGTCGTCTTCAGAACTAGCGTTTTCGTCGGATTTATTGTAATCATAGTCATTATCAGAATGAATGTTTACAATGGCATTGTCTTTATCCCAAACTTTCGTTTTTGTCATGTTGGGATACTTACTTTTGGATTTTGATTTTCGATTCCTGGTATTGTATTTGCGTTTCCGTTCGGTATCGATTTCTTTTTCACTATCGTACATTTTTGACTGATCCATAATTGTATAACTAAATTAAGTTTATATTAATAAAATAACAAAATCATAATTCAATTTTGTCAAAAATTGATTTTAAAACAATCTAATTATATTACCTTAATATAAAAAGCAATATTCATAATGACATCAACTATTATCGGTATTCAATTTGGAATTATGTCTCCTGAAGAAATTCGCAAGTCTTCTGTTGCTGAAATTACAACAAAAGATACTTACATCAATAATAAACCAGTTGTAGGAGGAATATTCGATCCACGTATGGGTGTGCTAGAACCTGGTATGATATGCCCTACAGATAAACTAAATTACATCCAATCACCTGGATATTTTGGACACATTAATTTAGCTACACCTGTGTTTTACATCCAATATCTACAACAAATATTAAAAATTCTCAAATGCGTGTGTTTAAAGTGTAGTAAATTGTTTGTAAACAGAGAAAATTATTTACATATGATGCAACTACCAAACAAATTACGTTGGGAACATATTTGTGAAATATCAAGTAAAATTAAACGTTGTGGAGAAGAAAACAGTGAAGGTTGTGGATATACAAAACCGACGAAAATAAAAAAAGAGGGTTTATCCACAATATATGCGGAATGGAAGTCTTCTGACGAGTCCGTACATTCATTAAAATTATCTGCTGAAGCAATCCGTAACATATTTAGGAGAATAACAGATCAAGACATAGATTTTATGGGATTTAGTTCAATATTTTCAAGACCCGAATGGATGATATGTGAGGTATTAGCAATACCTCCACCATGTGTTCGTCCATCTGTCAAACATGATTCACAACAACGCAGTGAGGACGATTTATCCCATATTATCATTTCTATAATCAAAGCTAATACCACACTAAAAGACAAAATGAAGATAAAAGATAACGAAAATATTATAGAAGATACAACAACATTATTGCAATATCATGTTGCTACATTGGTAAATAATAAGATACCTGGTATAGATTCTGTAGCACAGCGTTCATCTGGTAGATTACTGAAATCTATTACAGAACGATTAAATGGGAAATCTGGACGAATTAGGGGAAACCTCATGGGTAAAAGAGTTGATTATAGTGCCAGGAGTGTCATTACAGGCGATCCAAATCTTAGTATCGAAGAATTAGGCGTACCTATCAAAATTGCCATGAATATTACATACCCAGCAAAAGTAAACAGTCGAAATATCAATTTCTTAGAATCTTTATTGCGTAATGGTCCAGATAAATATCCTGGAGCAAAGGTATATGAAACAAAGACAGGAGAACAAAGATCATTGCGTTATGCAGATAGGAGTAACATTGAATTACATATTGGTGATATTGTCCACAGACATATTTTAGACGGTGATTATGTATTGTTTAACAGACAACCAACGTTACATAGAATGAGTATGATGTGTCATAGAGTAAGAGTACTAAAAACTGGAAATACATTTAGAATGAATGTTGCCGATACTAAACCATATAATGCTGATTTTGACGGAGACGAAATGAATATGCATATGCCTCAAAATCCTCAAGCAACTGTAGAATTAAAACATTTAGCAGCAGTGAAAAGACAAATCATAAGTCCCGCTAATAATTCTTCTATTGTTGGAATTTTCCAAGATTCTCTTCTTGGGTTATTCATGTTGACACGAGAAGGTGTTGAATTTACAACTAGAAATGCTATGAATTTATTGTATAATGCTCGGAATGTAAACACTGGATTATTTCATAATGACAAGAAAATTAAAAATTTACAAATTATGAGCGAGATTTTACCTCCTTTGTCCCTAAAAATGCCAAATGGAATGTATAAAAATGACGAAAACATTGAATACAATATGATCGAAATCATGAATGGACAATATTTAAGTGGTCATATGGATAAAAATGTAAAACACCTAATCCATAGTATATTCAATGATTTTGGATACCAAGCGTGTGCGGATTTTATTGATGACATACAAAATATTGTTACAGAATACATGAAAACCACGTCATATAGTGTGGGAATTAGCGATTTAATCGCAAACGAAGAAACAAATCAAAACATTGCGAATATCATCCAAAATAACAAAGATAAAGTCAGTTCATTACATAAAGAACTACTATCCGGAACATTCAGTAACAATACAAATCAAACTAACGAAGAAGAATTTGAAAACAAAGTAAATGGTATATTGAATAAAGCTAGAGAAGACGCTGGTACACATGGACGAAAATCTTTAGATAAAACAAATCGCTTCATTATGATGGTCAATGCTGGTTCCAAAGGTTCCAATGTTAATATTGCTCAAATGATATCTTGTCTAGGACAACAGAACATTGACGGTAAAAGAATTCCGTATGGATTTGAAGACAGAACACTACCACATTACAAAAAATACGACGATTCTCCAGAAGCTCGTGGATTTGTTGAAAGTTCATTTATCAAAGGATTAACCCCGCAAGAATTATTCTTTCATGCTATGGGTGGTAGAGTAGGACTGATTGATACAGCAGTGAAAACGTCCCAAACTGGATATATTCAAAGACGATTAATTAAAGGCTTAGAAGATTTGAAAATCGAATACGATATGACAGTTCGAAATAATTTATCCAAAATAGTACAATATCGTTATGGGGATGATTGTATTGATACAACGAAGGCAGAAACACAAAAAGTTCGTATTGTAAACATGTCTGTTGAAGAAATATATGCCCATTACCAACCTCCTATAATATCCACAGACGATAACATATATAAGATTACATTCAATAAATCAACATTACAACAAGTAATAAAAGAGACACAAGACTATAATGAGATCATATTGGAGAAAATACAAAACACCATCAAATTACGAGATGAATTAGTAGAAAATGTATTTGAATATATGGCAGAAGATAAAATCTACATACCAGTCCATTTCAAAAGAATCGTAAACAACATTCGAAACCAAATGAATTTAAAATCAAAAACAATGGTCAACATCACACCTCTTCAATGTATTCGATATGTTGAAAAATGTAAAGAAGATTTAGATCAAATGTCTTATGCCAGTCCTACGAAACTATTTTACCATTTAATGGATTATTATCTTACCCCACATGAATTATTATTTAAGCAACGCTTCACCAAGAAAGGTATTGAATTGTTGTGTGTTGCCATTAAAACTATGTATAAAAAATCAATTGTCAATCCTGGTGAAATGGTGGGGATGATAGCAGCACAATCAATTGGTGAGCCGACTACACAAATGACTTTGAATACGTTTCACTTTGCTGGTGTTAGCAGTAAATCTAATGTCACAAGAGGTGTCCCTAGGATTGAGGAAATATTATCTTTGTCAAAAGAACCAAAAAATGTAAGCATTACATTATATTTGAAACCACAAGATCAATGTGATAAGGACAAAGCTAATTACATAAAATACTTGGTTGAAAATACAGTTTTGCGTGACATCGTTTCTGCTGTATCGATATGTTTTGACCCTGATAACAATAACACTTTGATTGAAGATGACACGCAATTTTTAGAACAATTCAAAATATTTGAAGACATGTTAAACGATGACGAAAACGAGAAATCAGACGACGTTTCCAAATGGGTAATTCGATTCGAAATGGATAAGACAGAAATGTTGGAGCATAATATTACGATGGACGAGGTTCATTTTGCATTGAAAACTAGTTATTCGGACGACATTGAATGTATATTCAGTGATTACAACGAAGATACATTAATATTCAGAGTACGTGTCAAAAACTTGTTAAAAAGAAAGGAATTTGAAGGTAAAACACTAGACCAGTCTGACGAAATTTATAAACTCAAAAATATTCAAGAGCACTTACTAGATAATATAATTCTTAAAGGTATAAAGAATATTAAGAAGGTATTCTTACGAAAAATAAAAACTAACATCGTGAAAGAAGATGGAAAATACACAAACAAAGATATTTGGGTGCTAGATACTGTTGGAACTAACTTAAAAGATATACTGTCTATTCCAAATATCGATCAAACGCGGACATATTCAAATAATATTATTGAAATCTACAAAATTCTGGGTATTGAAGCTACTCGAAATGTTATTCGCAGAGAAATTATGGAGGTTCTAGCATTTGACGGTTCATATATCAATTCTCACCATGTGGATTTGTTATGTGATAGAATGTGTTTAAGTGCTAGATTAATTTCAATATTTCGTCATGGAATAAATAATGATAACATTGGACCTATAGCGAAAGCGTCTTTTGAAGAAACTACTGAAATGTTCTTGAGAGCAGCAAGACATGGTGAATTAGATACAATGAAAGGAGTTTCAGCAAATGTGATGTGTGGACAAGAAGGTTATTTTGGTACGTCATCATTCAAAATATATGCGGATGTAGAAAAAATGAAAGAATTTGTTGTAGATGAAATAGACGATGGTAAAGATAATATTACTGTAAATGATTTGGTAAATATGTTAGAATCACAACAAGACAATAGTAAAGCGTGTGGTAGCAACATTACGCTAGAAAATGAATATGTACATATAAAACCAGAAAACTATTTTCAAAACAATGACGAGTATAATCCCGGATTCTAATTATAATAAAAAAATAGAGTTAAAATAAATTTATTTGTTTAAACAGCATTATCTTCTTCTTCTTCGTCTTCGTCTTCTTCCGATGAATTGTCTATTATATGTTTATCCGGATCTGGCTGTTCACCGTCGTATATTAAATCATAATTCATAGACCATTGATTGCCTAATCGTTTCTCTAAAAATGATTTAACCTCTTTTTGATTAGGTACATTTTTACCAAAATTACTCTGATACCATGTTTTAAATTCAAAACTTAAAACTTGCATGGTTAATTTTGTGCTACCTTGGTTTGTATTCTTATAGGAGTCAGTCTTTTTGAATAATCTTTCATTTGTAAATTGAGACAGATAATCTTGATCGTTGCGGTAGTGATTACTAGCTTTCAAAACCATACTACAATCTTTCACGTTGCCTTGTTGTTTCTTGGATATATCAATTAATAAAGCAATAAACACTTCTTTCCAGGTATCAAATTTTTTTTCGATATCATGATCAATTGCGTATTCGTATTTTTTGGGGTCTTTTTTAGGATTTTCTACAAATCTAGACATAAATTCGCACAATCGTATTCTTCTCCAAGTACCGTCGTCATTTGATTTAACTCTAAATAAATTGTTTGTACATACTACAAGTTTAAATTGAGGCATAAATACAATCGGGTCTTTGAATTTAGGATTTGCTTGGATAGGATCACCTCCAGTTAATGATTTCATAACACCATCATTTAACATATCGTCTTTTGAAGGTTCCTGCATGACTGCGTACCGTTTACCTTTAAGCTGAGCTATTTCAGGAGTTAACGAACCAACTCCTCCACGTTTACTCGTTACCAGTGAAGTTGGTACTGTACCTACATAATCTCCAAATGCTTTAGACATTAATTCTATTAATTTGGATTTACCGTTTCGACCACACCCATTATAAATATTGAAAGTTTGTGGTTTGTTAATTCCAATAAGTACTGAAGCCAAATGCTCCCACATATACTTATTCAGTGATTTTTTTGGAAATAATTGTTTCATGAATAACTCAACTTCCTGTATAATGTTTTGTTGTTTCTTACTTTTTTCGTTAATAGGGATGTATCGTAAATTTGTACTAAGGGATAAATAATCGTCCGGTCTACCTGGTCTGAATTCGTTATCTGTGAAATCATAAACACCATTCGTAAAACATACTAAATATGGATTTTTGTCTAAATTGGCTAGAAAATTTGGATCTTTTTCAAAGAATATTTCTGCTGCCTCTTTCATTATGTTTTGTTTACTTTGTGTTTTTCTTAAATTAGTGGCAATAGTGCTGTAAACCCCTGCGTATTTTTTCATTATATCTTGTTGTTTTATGTCTAATTCCGGATCTACTGAGCGTTTTAAATAATAATCAACTTTTTCAGTAAAGATTCTGGATATTGTGTTGGATATTTGAAACCTTAATTTGTTTCCACGTTCATTTTCAACCCATCTATGTTTGTTAAAATGATACCATATATTGTTTTTGATACTTGCACACCGAAATTCTTCTTTGTAATAATGATATATCACGTTCGCAATATCCCATTCTGTGCATGAATCCTTTGTTTTGTCGATCAAGTGTTCTAAAGTTTTTTCCCGAATTTTTTTGTAACCTTCTTCATTGTCATGTTTAGCCCACCAAATAATAGATCGGTCAGTTACTCCATGTGGTTTAAATGAGTTCCATTGGTCAAAATATCCAGTAATATCAATCATAGAAAATTTATCTGATTGAGAACTAAACGACAACCATGTTATAAATAGTTTTTTTGAAACATTCCTCAACGCCCAACCTACACGAATCCATTTATTTCTATCATTGTAGTACTCACTGGGTAAAATCATAGTATATTCATGTGCTTCTCTTATTTTGTATTCATATGATTCCAGAGTCTCTATCCATGCGTCTGCTTTTTGTTGTAATTCTTGAACACTAGTGATACTACATATTGCTTCGATATCTATGATACCTTCGTCATTGATGAAGCATTGTTCTTCGTTTGTTAATTCTGTAATCGTACCCACCTTTGGTTTTGTTGTTTTTTCAAGCATTTCTCTATATTGTGGAGTTAATTCAGATTGTAAACAATTTGTGTTGCGAGCACAAATATCGTGTAAAAATTGGTGTCCGTTTGTTTCGTCTATTTTGTCAACAATAATATCAATAGTACTTTGTTCATTATCAATTGTATAGCTTAACTTGTATATACATTTATATGCAGAAGAGTGTTTAGACTTTTGAGATCCATATAACTGCCAGTTTGTACAACCAGTAGAAATCCCTTTATCCAATACTTCTTCGTAGCTATTTATAAGTGGTAGACTTTCGAAAACATTGTTTATATCCTTCAAAACTAAATCTCGCAACAATTCTTGGATTTTGTGTGGTGTTTTAATGTTAATAATTATATGAACTCCGTCTTTTGTAACTTTGTCACAGCAATTCACGTTATCTTTTTGAAAAATATACACTGGAATAATATTTCCTTGATTTATGTCAAAAATATTTTGTATGTGTTTCATATAAATTTCTAGTAAATCATATATCATTTCGTCGCTATGTTGTCGTGTCGTGATATCTGTATTATATCTGAAATCTAAATCAACCAGAATAGGACCAATTTTTTCGTCATTTGACTTATATTGTACCTCAGTTAGGTATTCGTGATTTCCTTTAATGAATACATGATTGTAATAATGCTTATAAAACTCATCAATGTCTTCTTCTGGAATAATATACTTACCTGGGAATACACCTTCGTTGACGTTTCCAATCCGTGTATGTGTAATACCACTTTTCTCTTTGGTAATATATTTTTTTAGTATAGAGTGAAATGATTGACTCTTTTCTATAAAAGCCATCTTTGAATAATGTATAAGTAGACAATAAAATATGTTTAATTCAATTTTATGAAATATGAGATTGTTCAAATTATATTTGCAGAAAATAAATTAAAACATTAAACTTATTATCTGTAAGTACTCAAATATGGAACATTGTAATGTTAATAGCAATACAATTAAAAGGTTAGTGAAAGATGTTAGTGATATATACAAGAATCCACTGGTTGATAATGGTATTCACTATGTTCATGATGATGAAAATATGTTACTAGGATATGCATTAATTATAGGACCAAAAGATACTATTTATCAATATGGATATTACTTTTTTCAATTCAACTTCCCTAAAACATATCCTTTTGATCCTCCAAAAGTTACGTTTCATACAAGGGACGGTGAGACACGATTTCATCCAAATTTTTATAGGAATGGCAAAGTATGCTTATCCATATTGAACACGTGGAAAGGTGAATGTTGGACTTCTTGTCAAACTATTAAAAGTGTTTTACTTACAGTTGTATCGCTGTTTGAAAAAAATTCGTTATTGCATGAGCCTGGTATACATAAAGATAATACTGAAGTAAAAAAATATAATGAAATTATTGAATTTATGAATTACAAACACAGTTTTATAAAAATATCAACCAATTATGAATTAGGTAAATTTGCTTTGTTTAAACATATTATCAATCAGAAAACTCAAGAAAATTCAACCATAATAAAATCTATATTATCAGATAAAAAAAAATCGTGTAAAAATCAGCATATTTACTGTAATATATACAACTTCACAGTGCACGTAAATTATTCAAGATTATATGATACTTACGTAAAATATTTATCTGATAAAATTGAAAACATTTAAACATACAATCTTCATATATCATATAACACTAAAATCAAGATGCATTTTTGTTCTAAATGTGGAAATATGTTTTACATTAAACTAGACAATAATGAGAATGATTTGATTTATTACTGTAGAAAATGTGGACATGAAGACATGGATATCGGGAAGAAAACTATTGTGGTATCCAAAACCATATTGAATGATAGCAAAATCAATAAACGTAATATAATAAATGAATACACAGATAAGGATCCAAGAATACCACACTTATACAATATCCTGTGTGTGAATGAAAATTGTGAATCAAATCAAGAAGATACAGATATTAGTTCTGACGTATTATACATTCGTTATAATACAGAAGATATGAAGTATTTATATTTGTGTTCACACTGTAAAACAGTATGGTCAAACGAATCTAATTGATAATTTGAAAATAAAGTTTAATGTAAAATTGAATTAAAAGTTAATATTTTTCAATAGTATATAAATATGGATACATTTACAATTGACAATATGTTGTCTAGTATGTCAAACATGCTTCCGTTTAATGACGAAGAAAAAAAAATGGAATCTGAAAGAGATGATGATAGTAGTGAAATCGATAGTGAAGGAGAATATAATGAGGAAGGTGTTGAAGATAGCGAAGAAGAATCTGGTAATCAAGAGCAAAATATACAATTATTTACGGATGAACTTAGACGCGATTATATAGATCAGTATTATCCCGACTTGAAGGAAGTTTCGTATCAAGAACTTCAAAATTTCACAAAGGTTATACGTAATGAAAAAGGATATATAACAGATCCATTGCATCGAACACTTCCATTTCTTTCTAAATTTGAGAAAACAAGAATTATTGGGTTACGAACAACTCAACTAGATAATGACGCAAAACCATACATCGACGATATAGATAATATAATTGATTCTGTTACTATTGCAGAAATGGAATTAAAGCAAAAAAAACTTCCATTTATTATATGTCGTCCGATCCCAAATGGAAATCGTGAGTTTTGGAAATTATCTGATTTAGAGTATATTGAAACAATTTAATATATTTTACGACTAAATAAAATTAACATTTCCAATTATTTCCACAATTTACACACGTTACAAATGTTGTCATAGGTTCATCAGCAGAACGAGTTTGAACTTGCGTATATTGTGTTTCTCTTTTTTTACAACGCCCACATTTAAACTCTTTTGATAGTCCTTCTGTATTGTTATTATACTTTTGATTGTCCCTTTCAATTTTTTGTTGGATAATATCACTCCATTTATTCGGATCCATTTCTTGGTGTGTTATTTTACCTATTTTATGCGCTTCTATTTCTTTAGACTTGATTTTTTGTAGAAAGTCGTTATTATGACTT